CTGTCGGTTGGAATTCTCATGGCTTGCTAACCGATAGATTTTCGTGGTCTGCAATATACGATGCGGCTTTCGGCCCCGTCAAGTTGCCCGCCTGTTTCGGGTTGACCCCCACCGGCTCGCCAGCAACCGACTTGAATTGTCCGTTCATCACGGATTTCATGTTGATGTTGCCCCCGCCGCCCCAAATCACGCTGTCGCCGGGGCGCGGCTGACGCTGCTCAATGGCTGCCGTGGCCTCCTCAAACTGCTTGTCGGTCAGTTTGTTGTTGCGCTTGAGGTAGCCGGTCTGGTGTTCGCCCTCATGGGTCTTCTTGATGTCCGTCATCCCAAAATCTAGGGCCAGATTGTCCAGATTTTTGTCTGTCGCCTTGGTTTTTTCGGACTTCATGGCTACAGGCTTGAGGAAAACCACGCTGATTTCCCCCTTGCACAGTTTCATGGGGCATTTTGGCTCCCATGCCTCAAAAATGCCGTGTGTCGAGCAAAAATAATCTTTCAAGACCGCCATTTTGACCCTCTCAGTGCTTCATCTAGGTCTGGTTGACTGTAGTCATGCCGGTTGACCATGCCGACACGCAATTTGACCCCTTCTGAGGTCATTTTTAGCCCCATTTTGGGTTCAATCGGGGGTTTTGGCTCCCTCCGATACTCCACAAAACGGGTCTTGTTCCGGTTCTGCATGACCCTGACTTCCCCGTTTTTGACCGCCTGAAACGCCTTGTTGACCCGTCTTTGGACGTATTCGGTCAGCGGTTCCTTCTCCAGATGGAAGACATCGAGCAAATGGGTCTTCGTAATCCCTGCAAGCTCGGCAAAAAGGGCAATGCTGATGACCCTTTCCTTGTCAGCAAGGAACTTCTTAATTTGCCGCTTCAGTTCTGCCTTGCTCAGCAGTTCCATTCTTCTTCACCACATAGATGATGTTCTTCTCAGGCACGGCCCTGTCCCCGATTTGCAGCATGAACTGAACCGTGTTGGCTAACTTGACCTCGAACCCGGACTTGGCGAGGAGCGACAGCCACATACGCTCGCCGAGAACGGAGTAGTGATTGGGGTTAGCCTCATGTATCCGGTCGCAGTCGGGGGCAGGAACCTCCAGGTACATGTAGCCATCGTCTTTCAGGACGCGAGAAAACTCGTACAGAGTGAACAGCGGGTACGGCGAATGCTCGATGGCATGGCGACACCAGATGAAGTCCACAGACTTATCCCCAAAGGGCAGGTCAGACATGTCAGCCTCAACGATGCTGTGGCCTTTATCGTTGGCTACTTTGGCGTCTTCAGGGCTGAGCGTGACGCCGATGACGTTCGTGTAGTCCAAGTCCTTTGCCAGAGTCATGAACAAGCCGCCGCCGCAGCCGATGTCCAGGATGTAGGAGTGCTTGGGCAAGTTCAGGGGGGTCATGAACTGCTTGACCATATCGGGAATCAGTTGGGCATGGAAGCCCTCGTCCGGCTCAGAGTAGACGGTCGACAGGGCGCGGCTGTTGTAAGCCTTGAATCGTTCAATGTTCATTGTCCGTAGAGTCCTATGCGTTTGAGGTAGTCACTGACGTTTCTGCCGACAGCAATCTGCTCAGGCGTGAATTCTTCCTGAGCCTTGCTGATTTCTTTCGTAATCTTCATAGCGATGAGGCGGGGCTGCACTTGCTCAGCAAAGGCAACGGCAGCCAAGGCTGAGGCAATCACACGGTCATCCTTGCCGCGCCCTGGTGCGCCCAAGAAGCCGTTCTCACGCACGATGCCCTTCATCTCCTCCAGAAGCTCCATGCCCCTGACCTTCATCATCCCGCGCTCGAAGTAGTCCTTCATGTAGTTGAGCATGCGCTCCTTCGTCGAGCTGGTTGTCAGGTAGCCAATGCTGTTGGACAGGCCGCCGAGCGTGTCGTTGCGCCGCCAGATGTAGTTCTGCATGGAACCCAGGACATCCATCAAGCCGTAGCCAAGGTCGCCGCCCATGACGCTTGCCAAGCGTTTGAGGTTCCTGATTTCATTGATGACAGCCTGACCTGGGCCATTGACCTCCAGGTTCAGCGTGCTGTTCTTGTAGGCTCCGGCAAGGTGAGCGATGACCCAGGCGAACTGGTAGGTGTTCAGTTCCGAGGTAGCAAACTCAGCGACTTGCTCTAGGCCATCAGCGTAGGCTCTGTAGACCTGAATGCAGAAGCGGTCAGCCCAATCTGAGGAACCGTAGGCAGGGTCAGCCCCGATGACATAGTAGGCTGTGTCTACAGGCTGCTCCCAAATGGTGAGCGAGGCCATACGTTCCGTACTCTTGAGTACCTCGGTGTCCTGGAACAGTTGCCCAAAGGCGTAGCGGTAATACTCCGGGTTCTCTTTCTTGGACTCCTTGGCAGCCTCCGTACAGCGCGTGTGGCTGAAGAACGAAGTGCCTGTCATCACGAAGGCATAGTCTTCAGTGGGAGGAAACTCCTGGTACATCAGCGCATCGTCCTTGATGCCCTCAGCCATCTTCCAGCGCCACCACGCCATCTGCCGGGAGTTGATTTCAACGCCGTAGAGCTTCTTGATGTCCTTGACCCACTCCTTCTCCTCGCTGGTCAGCTTGCCATCCCAATAGACCTTGTAGATTTGAGAGTCACCAGGGACGCTGTAGAACTCATTGCGCCACCAGCCACAGAAGATAGCCCTCTGCGTTCTGGCTTTCTTGGCTGTCTTGTACATGTCGTGGAACATGTTGAAGCCCTGAGCCGTACTCTCAAACATGTACAGGCGCTCAGGGTTCTTCTCAGCCAGAGAAGCAATCAAAGATGCCAAGCCTTCCTCGTTGCCCCAGGAAGCTGTCTCTGTACCGTGAAGGTAAGTAATAGCCTTGCCCTGCCCCAAGCGAGCCTTGTTACCAGCGATTTGGTAAAAGAGTCGGCTTCTGTTCTTGAGAACCATCTGGTTCCTGTTGTGGGCCGCCAAGGGAATCTTGTACTCCTTGGGTAGACCATCCATGTACATAGCAAGAGTCGAACGAAACATGTCTCGGTTCTCCTCTGTATCTGCCACCAACGTACCTTGCCAGCCGGGGTGCGTGAATTGCCAGTAGAGGTCAAGAGCCAGGGAAATGGTCGTGATGCCAAGCTGACGGCCCTTCAAGATGACGAAGAAATGCACATCGTCTTGCAGACCCTTAGCAATCTCCTCCATCACATAGGTCTGTGTGCCAAGGAGAGTGCCCATCTTCTTCAAGCCCTCCTCCTTGGTTTCAATCTTCAGTTCGGAGCAGAACTTGTAGAACTTCTTGAGGTCGAAATTCATTTAGACCTTTTCTTGTCAAACCCGTTCAAATCCCAATCAGCAATCGTCACAGCGACTACCTTGTTCTTCGCACAGTTAATCAGTTCCCGGTAGAAAAGCTCTGAATACTTCTCTCGCCATTCCGCAGCCAATAACCGCTTGGCCTTCGGACTAATGCAGGACAAAGCCTTCTGCATTTCGTATTTGAGTCTGCGTCGGCTCTCCAACAATTCCATCTGTACAAGGTCTTTGTCCTTGTCCATATGTGAAAGCCCCTGCGGGGCATTTCCCGTCTGCAAATCCATTCCTGTACGCCTGTCTTACTTCCAGTTGATGCAATGTCGCCAGATAGAACAGCTCTGTCAGCAATGCCGAGCATTCAGCCCGTAACTCATCCTCATCCATCCAAAGCCATTCCGAACGCATAGTCGCCTCCCTAGCCTGTTCGCCAAACCCTGACTACATCACCCTCAGTCCTCGCACTGAACCGCATCCCCAACCTCTTAGACGCCCTGCTGTTGGCATTCAACACCTTCTGCCTCGCAGACAGCGGCACAACAAACGAATCCCCAACCTCCATCTCCTCATACGGGTACGCATACACCACCCGCTGAGCAGGCATCTCATAGCCCTTCTGAACAGCTATATCAGTAATCATCTTCTACCCTAGTAACTCTATACCGCAATACTACAGGCAAAAAAAGGGCTACGCAACGGTAGCCCTAAGTGCTTGGAGCTGCTGGCAACTGCACGTTGTCAGCAATCACATCCTACGGCATCTAGCCAAAAACTAGAAATTTTTTTGGGGGGAGGGAATGTGGGGGGCACACCCTACAGCCCCCCTCGACCCACTCACTAGGGCCACGGCAGCGCGTCTAGGCCGTGCTGCACTGCGTCGATGCCCAGACCCAGGCCGGGGATGCGTCATCACATGGCGACCGGGAATGCCCTGCGCGTCATCACAGGGCGACCCCAGACCAGACCCCATAGGCAAAACCTATCGACCCGGGGGAACGGATAGGGGCAGCCCCCCCGGACTTCTGACAAGCGACCATGCTCACAGTCTAGTAGATACACACACTAGATGTAGGTTAACTAGATTGTAACCCTCTACTAGATGCTAGGTCATGGACTAGCATGTGCAACAGTTAGTAAAACCTAGTGCGATAGGGGTTGACAAGCATTCTAACTAGTCTATACTAGTGCTGTCGTTGATTGAACGACGCAACCACGAAAGGCAGTGCCTACCATGCAAAACCTCCACCTCCACCAGCTCATTGACAACATGATTGTCCGTCTCGACCATGACGAGCTGCGTAACCGCTTCATCTTTCGACTAATTGACGCTGATTCTGGCGAGACAGTGACAACGCGCATTTACTCTGACCAAGCAAGTGCTCAGCGTTACTATGACGGTTGGCTTGTGCCGTGCAACACGCCGGCGTCAATCATGCTTTGACAATTCATCTTGTGGCGCATCCTGGTGCGCCATGAGATGCACTGTCGCATCATCTACTGAGTGAGGTTCACCATGCAAGTTACCATTCGCACACATCATCTAGGCTTTGCAACCTATCTCATCATCGAAGATAGCGACGGGGCCAGTGCCGACCTATTGATGGAAGATGACGAAACCATCGAAGCAACACTGTTGCGCCATATCCGGGACGAAAAACACAAGATAGACCTTCATGCTCGTCGAGCTGCTCGGATGCAAGCATGGCTTGATTCTTTCGCTACAGCCTGACAATCCAGCGTGTAGGGCAGTGACAGTGCCCTATGCGCTGCAATGTTGCAGCTAACCATGAAGGGATGTTCCCATGTCTGACACTACCTACAACGGCTGGACTAACTACGCCACATGGCGCGTCAACCTAGAGATATTCGACGGGTTGACAGCCAGCGATATTGCTGGCGACGGTTACGATGAGCCGCATGAGCTGGCCTCAACTCTCTGCGCTTACGCTGAGGATTTAATCTTCATGACTAGCTCTGAGGGTGTTGCACGCGACTATGCGATTGCTTTCCTGAGTGACGTCAATTGGCGCGAGATTGCAGAACACATGCTTCACAACGCGGAGGCAGCATGAACCACACTTCTGGCCCTTGGATTGCAACAGTACAAGATACGATAAACAACAAACCCGCATACTGGTTTATTCGCGCCGGTGGCGGTGTCGTTGGTGATGTTCAAAGTGTCAATCCCGCTGATGCCGCGCTAATCGCCGCCGCGCCTGATTTACTCGCGGCGCTGCAACAATGCGCCGATGACCTGCTGTATGTCATGTGTCAGCGCATGGACAAGAAGCTGGCTCAACAGCTTGACAGTTTGACCGCCGCACGCGCAGCTATCGCAAAAGCCCTTGGGGAATGAACATGAAGATTACATACACATACGAGTCCGTCACATATAACGGCCAGCGCGGATGGTTTGCAGTGCGCCGCGTAGATGGTGTGTTCGCTGGCCGCGCTTTCGGCAAGACCAAGAAAGCCGCACGCGAAGCAATCGCAAAGGCCACAGGAGAGCAAGCATGAAACCCGAATTGAAGAAACAACCCCGCACTCAGAAGCCACCAGTGCGTCCGTCACTGCTCGACCCGTCCTTCAAGTACACGCCCGCCGCACAAACCAACGTGCAGGAAACATGGCGACGGCATGGCTGGAAACCCTTAGCAGAGAGGGTGCAGCCATGAGCATCGGTGACCGTGCTGTACTGGCTGTTTGCCTAGCTGCCCTGGTAGGGTTGTTCACCCTGCTTTGGCTAGGGTATTGACGGCCACAAACATCCCGATATACTTGCGAGCGTTGGCGTGAGAAACCAGCAGAGAGCCGTTAAGTCTAGTCCTGGCCCCATTGGGGCGGCATCCCGCAAGGATGTTTTCTCACCGGGGCTAGAACTTAACGGCTTTTTTGTTGCCCACGCCAACCGCGCATCTGTCGGTGACCCATACGGCAGGGATGCGGGAAACCCGGTACTGTGGGAAAGCTCTGAGACACCGGGAGAGCTGGCGAAGATAGCGGCTCTGAGCGAACGGCTGTCGGGCATGTGCGGCTCCGTCGAGCATGTGGAAGGCCTAGCCCTTGCTTGGGAGGGCTAGGCTTTGCTCACCATCAAGCATGTCGCTTATGTTTACTGACTGGTTAGTCCTCAGTCTGGTGCTAGTCCTCTATGGACTAGTGTGGTACGCATTGGTTTTTTTAGAGGGTGACGATGATGAAACTAGATAGAGAGAAGGTCTTTCAAGTGTTCTGTGTTCTTGCTGCTCACCGGCAGGATGTCAAGACGCACGAGCTGGTCAATAGAGCGCAGTGCATTGCTAGGGCGCTCGGTTACTACGACGAGGAGGAGGTTGCCAAGCTAGAGGGCGACAAGGAATCCGCTGCTGCATGGCAAGACTTCAGTCGCAATCTGACTGTACGCACGCTGCATTGTCTGAGGGATGAGGGCGTAGACAGCCTGGACAAGCTGCTCAAAATGAATCGCCGAGCATTGATGAAGATACCCAATATGGGCAAGAAGTCTGTCAATGAGCTTGCAGAGACGCTAGCAGCCCACGGCAAATACCTCCCCGGTGAACACCCTACGGAGAACCTATGAACGAGGCAATCAAGATTCTGAAAGGTCGCGTCGATGAACTACGAGCTAGGTACAAGGACAACCCCCAAATCGAGTATCTGCACCATTACAGGGAGGCCCAACGCTGCCTGGAGCTTGTCAAGCTACAGCACATACGAAGCCAACAAGCTGCTCGACAAAGTGAGGGAGAGTCAGCCAGTGCCTCGCTACCTCATTGACCTAGCCCTAGAGCTGACCGGTGACCTATGACTAGAGATGACATCATCCGCATGGCGCGTGAGGCCGGAGCCTTTCCCGAGCTATCCGAAACGCCAGAGAAGGACATTGTTTTCCTGCGCCGCTTCGCCGCACTTGTTGCCGAGCGTGAGCGTGAGGCGTGTGCGAAGGTGTGTGACGACAAGCACGACACGTGGCGATGGGATGACGAGCCTGACTCAGCAAGTGGGCCAAGAGACTGCGCCTCCGCCATCAGAGCAAGGAGCAACAAACCACTTGACACCTAATCCTATCCTTTGCTAATCTTCTAATCCCCTAACCATAGTGAGGTTCACATGAAACTCTGCATAGATTGCCGGCACTACACGCCGAACCCTGACTTCCCTAACGATGCTCAGAAGGGCCTTTGCAAGGCTCTAGAAGGCTCTAGAAGCCCGATTGACGGGCAATACATAGCCTACCCCTACCTTTCCTGTTTTAACGCCCGTAGCACTGGCTGTGGCCAATCCGGTCGGCTCTGGGAATCCCCGGACACCATCCAGAACACCAACCCCGAAAACATCGTCATCCTGCCCAACGGCTTGGGAGTAGCTTATGAGTGACTTCAGCCCCGAAACCCGTAACTCAGCTTGGTGGTCTGGTGACTCCCGCAAGGCAGCCAATGGGAAAGCCAACGAGGTCATCCTGACCAAGCTAGGGAAATTACCTATCCCTGACTTGTCTGACGTAGAGGCTGTTCAGATGGGACATGTCATGGAACCTGTCATCGGTAGACTAGCCCAGGACAGGCTCAAGATTGAGCTAACCAAAGTGGAGGAGTCCCTTGTCCATCCTAAGCATCCCTGGTTCAAGTCGCACTTTGACTTTGCTGGCAAAGAGAACGGCAAGACCGTCCTTGTGGAAGCTAAGAACTATTCAGCAGCTGTACGCGGCAAGTTCGATGGCAGCGTCATTCCTCCAGCTGACATGGCGCAACTCATACATGAGGCGGCCGTGTTCGGTGTGGACAAGATTTATCTGGCTGTCCTATTCGGCGGTCAGGAGTTTGTCTTGTTCCCTTTCGACATCCATGACGAGCAGAAGGACGAGCTGATTCAGCGCATGGCTGAGCATTGGGGGCGCATCCAGGCTCAGACACCCTACGCACCGGAAGACGTTGAGCAGGCCAAGCTGATGTTCCCTGTCAGCAAGGACTCTGTGAAGACAGCCACCGGCACTGTTGAGCAAGCAGCCAAGACACTCAAGCTCATCAAGGCTGAAATCAAAGCCCTAGAGGAACGTGAGGCAGCGTTCCAGGCAGCCCTACAAGGCTACCTCGGGGATGCTGACACGCTGACCACTGTGGACGGGGAAATCCTCTGCACCTGGAAGTCAGCCAAGGCAAGCAAAGCCTTCGATGCCAAGCTCTTTCAGGCAGCCAACCCCGCCATGTATGACCAGTTCGTTGTTGAGAAGGCCGGTTCACGGCGCTTCCTAGTCAAGTGAGGCCAGCATGAAATCCGTAAAAGTGAAGGGCAATGTCTCAAAAGAGCATCCGATGCACAAGCTGTACGAGGCGGCATCTGACATCATTGCAAGAACAGTGTCGGCTTACAACAACGCAGAAGTGCCTGTGCCGGACAGCTACTCAATCCCTATATGGATTGACAGCAATCCAGTGATGAAAATTACCATTGAAGTCGGCGCAAAAACAACTGCTGAGTACGCCATATTCAAGGCTCAGAAGAAATGACTTCAACCGATATAGCCGTTTGGGTGATGGCTATTACGTCCAGCCTGGACTTTCTAATCACCCTTGTTGACTACTTTAAGTGAGGTTCACATGAGTCAATTGATTCCCTACCAAGACATGTCGCAGATGGCTGAGGTAGCAGCCAAGAGCCGCATGTTCAACTTCAAGAATGTTGAGGAAGCCCTCGCAATCATGGTGCTGTGCCAAGCAGAAGGTCTGCATCCAGGCATAGCCATGCGTGACTATCACGTTATCAATGGGCGTCCTGCCCTCAAGTCAGATGCCATGCTCGCTCGCTTCCAGCAGGCCGGTGGCAAAGTCGAATGGAAGGAGTACACAGATGAGCGAGTTGAGGGGGTATTTTCTCATCCGTCAGGCGGCTCACTTAGCGTCTCTTGGACACTCGCAAAGGCCAAGCAGATTGGCATTGCGTCGAAAGACAACTGGAAGAATTACCCGCGAGCAATGCTCCGTGCGCGGTGCATTTCGGAGGGCATTAGGGCTGTATACCCCGGATGCGTTGTGGGCGTATATACACCTGAAGAAGTCCAAGATTTTGCGCCAGAGCAGAAAGAGTCTGCACCCAAAGACATGGGCGCTGTGGAAATCGTTGACCAAGAAATCGAGGACGGTGCATTTCCAATATACGTCCCCGGAACGGCCGAGCCGTTTAGCCGACACACAAGCGTAGAAGATTGGACAGCCGCCTACGCTGCTCTGGCGGGGCGTATAGCCGCTTCTGCCAAGCTCACGCCTCAAGAGAAGGAAGACAAGATGAAGGGGCTTGCAGAGGCAAATAAAGCGGTCACAGAGGGCTTTACTGCTGAGCAGAAGATTCGCATTCGAGCCGAGCTGGTCAAGGTAGGAGTGACCACAAACCCAAAGCCGCCACAGTCCCTGTCAGCAGCAGGCTCGGAAGCCAGCGAGGAAACATTCTGAGGCACTTGCAGGACGTTGGGCCGCTGACGCCAAAGGAGGCACTAGAACGCTATGGCTCCTTTCGCCTTGCGGCACATATCGAGTATCTGCGTAGGCAGGGACATCCCATCCATACAGAAATGGTTAGTCAACACGGCAAAGAGTTTGCCCGCTATCACTACAGAAAGGAACGACATGTCTAACGGTAACCCTCACCGAGAGAGGCCTGGAACCGGCGTCATGTATTGGGAGGATGAGTCTCAGCGGCGGTCTGACAAAGCTCCCGACTACAAGGGCTTCATCATTCTGAAGCATGACTACGCAGCCGGAGAGAAGCTCAAGCTAGCAGCCTGGGCCAAGACAACCAGCAGGAACACCACACTGCTGAGCCTCAAGGAAGATGACTTCCTCAAGATGAAGAAGATTGAGGAGAATGCGCCCAGGGAGGTCACGGCTCGTACAAACACCACCGGCCCTCGCCGTCGCAACAACGACGAGGACATTCCTTTCTAGGAGATTGACATGAAGAAAGCTCTTATCGGTATTTGGCTTGCAACCGTTGCCTCTCTCGTTTGGGCAAACTGCACCACGCACACCTACTTTGTGAACGGTAGAACCGTTATGTGTACCACCCGCTGCTACGGAAGCAACTGCACCACCAACTGCTTCTGATGCTGCTCACGCTGCCGTACCCGCCATCCGTCAACACCTACTGGCGCAACTTCCGAGGGCACACTGTGCTGTCTCAGAAGGGGCGTGAGTACAAGTTAGCCGTGGCTGAGTACGTCAGCGAGAACAACATACCCAAATTCGGGGATGCCAAATTGAAGATAACCATGATTCTTCAGCCGAGGGACAAGCGCAAGATTGACCTAGACAACCGCATCAAGTGCGTGCTGGACAGCTTGCAGGAAGCGGGAGTCTTTAACGATGACTTCCAGGTGGATGACCTACACATCCTCAGAGGTCAGCAAGTCTCCGGTGGCCGAATCCTCGTAACCATAGAGACTATCGAATGACACACATCTTTATCGCTACGCCGATGTATGGCGGGCAATGCACCGGCTTCTTTACGCAGTCCTGCGTACAGTTGCCGACACTGGCTCGGGACAAGGGCATGAACGTCAGCTTCTCGTTCCTGTTCAATGAGTCGCTTATCCAGCGCGGACGCAACCTGCTGGCTCACCAGTTCCTCAAGCGCGAGGATGCCACGCACCTGATGTTCATTGATGCTGACATCCGGTTCAATCCTCACGACATCTTCTCGATGCTGGAGGCTGACCAGGACATCATCTGCGGTCTGTACCCAAAGAAGGAAATTAACTGGTACAACGTCCATGCAGCAGCCACGCAGGGCAACGTGCCGTTTGACCAGCTCACGAACTACACGGGCGCTATGGTGGTCAACCTGATTGGGGACAACAAGGGCATGGTCACTGTGCCTGTGGATAAGCCGTGTGAAATTGCAGCCGGGGGTACGGGCTTCATGCTCATCAAGCGCAAAGTCATTGAGACACTCAAGGACACTGTGCCGACCTACACGAACGATGTCTCAACCGCTGACGGCAAACTTGCCAGGGATGAGATACATGAGTTCTTCCCGGTGTTCATTGACCCGGAGGAGAAGCGTCTGCTGAGCGAGGACTATGCGTTCTGCAAGATTGCTCGCAAAGCTGGCTTCAAGATTCACGGCGCACCCTGGGTACGCCTGGGTCACTTCGGTTCCTACCTGTTTGAAGGTGGGCCGATTCCCGCGCCTTAACGCTTCGCAGTCTTAGCGGAACGTCTGAACGCCTCGGCAGTCGGGTATCCCTTCTGACCGGGGCGCTTCGCTGGCAGCCCTGCCTTGCGACGCTTGTTGATGTTGTAGTACAGGCCGCGCTTGGCTTTCGGTGTCTTCTTCATCTGCATCCCCAACGCTTGCGAGCAGCCTTGCCGCGCTCACCCTTCCAGTTCTTGCTGCGAGCGCAGAAAGACTTGTGACGCGGCCCTGACTTGGTAGGAGCCTTCAGCTTGGAGCCGGTCGCCTTGTTGTACTTGGCTCGGCCTTTAGCGGTCAAGCCACCACCCTTCTTGACAGACAGCTTCTCGCCTCTGCCGACAGATAGGTTCGGGCCTTTCTTCTTGCTTGCCATCAGACGTTCCTCTCAAAATGGGGCACATCCGGCAACGTCTTGAAGTTGCCGCCCCACCGGTTTTTCGGGTGTAAAGATTCCCAATACGCACCTACATCAGCCAGCTGCGCTTTGTCCCACACTGGCTGTCCATTCTTCAGGAAGTTCAGGTCTATGGCAAGCCTTCTCAGATGATTGCTGTTCATCGTCTGAGTCTTGCCCTGCTGGAAGTAAATCTCCTGTTGAGCCTGGGTGCGGAACAACTCGCCGCCAGTGACTGTCCAGCCCTTGCTAGTGGCAAACCCTATGAGCTTGCACGCATCCAGAAGGAAGGCAGCTTGCTCATCAGCGAGGCTCATTTGACCTTGCGGGAGTAGAACAGGGTGCGGTCGCCGAACAGGTAGAAACCCACAGCCGCCGCGAAGTTATCCACAGCGTCGCTCGGCTGGTTGTTCAGCTTGAGGATAGCCCATGTGCCAAGCACGATGAGGGCCACGCCGGGGCGCATCAGACGCACGATAGCTTCAACCCAGGGGTAGGAAGGGTTAGCGCCACCGGCCTCGTTCATGGCTTTGAACAGGTCGATGTCCACCTGTTTCATCTTGGCGTACTCGTCGATGTTGACCGGCTTGTAGACATCCGTCTGGATGAACCGACCAATCAGGCTTTTGCCGAGGTCAACAGCAAGAGGCCCGAACGCAGCAAGAATGGTCATCGGGTCTATGACTCACTCCTATGCTATCTGCTGGATAGCAATGATGGCGCTAGGTGACGCAGGACGGGTCGGGCTAGTCTTTGTGCCTTGGTAGGCAAGGCTGACGTTGGTATTCGAGGAATGCCAATAGAACCTGAGCGTGTCGCCGACCAGCACGTTCACATGGAACACACAGCTACTCGCTTGCGTTGTGTTTGCGCCGCCGAGCAACTGGAAGTCTTGGCAAGAGTTGGCGACGTTGGTTCCGTTAACTGTAATCCACTGGCTGATGGTCGGGTTGGCTCCAGTGGTCGAAGTGAAGAACAGCTCAATGACCACCTGATAGACGCCAGCAGTGGTGAACGTAATCGTGCCACTGCTGTTGGTCATCCCGCTGATGCCATCAATCTGCGTGTCAAGCGCAACCTGATTGGCTACTGTTGCGCCACCGTTGGTTTGGTTTGCGGTACTGACAAAGCAGCCATAGCCGCCGCCGACAAAGACGGGGGCGACGTTTGCGACGGGGCCAGCTACTCGGAATGCCATCAGGAACCATCCCCAGGCGAGATGTAGACCTGAGCAGTGCCGGTCGCGGTTGCGCCTGTAAAGTATTGATTTCCGTTCAGGGTGAAGACTTCCACCGAATTCGGAACCATCGTGAATGTCAGTCCGGCAATGGCTGTGTTAGCCATCGTGGTCGCAGCATTAGCCGTGTCGCCAAAGCCAATGTAGACCACCACGTTGCCGGTGTTATGGATTCGGTACTGAGTGCCGCCAACCGTCTTGGACAAAGCCTGAACAGGGGTCGGGGGCGTGGCTGCCGCGAGGAACGTGACCGTGTTCCCCATCGGGGTGAAGGCCATGATTCCCATGATTAGTACACCTTCTTGCCGCCGCCAGAAGTAGGCGACTCTTTACGGGTGAAATAATTGTTGGGCTGATTGTTCTTGAAGTTCCAAACAGCCTGGAAGCCACCAGACGGCAAGCTACCGGAGTAATGCTCACCAGGAGGGCAGAGCTTGCCCTGAATCAAGCCAGTGCCGATTTCAACCTTGGGGCTGACCGATTTCACTTTCGGAATGAACTGCATTGCGCTTCTCCTTTGCTCGTACAGTAAGGTACGCGAAAACCACAAAAATTGCTAGTGTCGCCACGCGCTCCCACTCCGGCCCCCACATCGTCCAGCAGCCGAGTGCAAAGGACATTGATAGGCCAAACAGCGTGACCAAGCGGTCTGAGATGACCTCTAACGCTAGGCGAACAAACTTCAAAATCTGTGCATCCATGATTACCCTCTTGATGTAACGGGATAATCATATCACTTGCTATCCTCGTCGTCATCCCCGTCGAGGAAGCCGCTGCCCCACTCATCCATGTCAGCCTTCTGCTTGAGGGCTTCTAGCTTTAGAGCGCGGTCAACCACCTTCATCTTCTCGGTGATGGATGCTGTCGGGTCGGACATCACGGCGGCGAGAAGCTGCGTAATGTGCTTCTCAAGCTCGGGGTTGATGCCCTTGTTCTTCTTGCTCATCGCTTGCCTTTGCGCGACTTGCGGGCGCTAGAAAGGGCTATGGCAACGGCTTGCTTCTGAGGCTTGCCGCGCTTCATCTCACGCCGGATATTGGCGCTGATGGTCTTGGGGCTAGAACCTTTCTTCAGTGGCATGGCTTACCTCTTGGGCTTGCGTGCGTCCATGCGCTTGGTGAGCTTGAGCGGCGGTTTTTTCAGGGCACGCTGAGCGTCAATGCTGCCGCGCACTTCGTTCTCGCCACCCTTGCGGGCCTCGCGTTCTTGCTTGGTTTCTTTCATGGTTCACCTTCCTTCAACGATGGATTCCGCTGTCCTGCGTCCCAAGTACCCAATGCCAGCAAGTCCGGCAAAGTACCCAATAATCTTACGAGCCTTGTCACGAGCGTCAGTCATAGATTGCAGGCGCTCTACATCCCTGAGCATGGTGCGATAGCCAGCGTCATCAATGATGCCTCGCTTGAGCAAATCGTTTGCAGCGGTAGCGACAGACTTCTGGATTTCTGCGGGCGTCTTGGCTGCATTGATGTCAGTCTGCATCTTGGTCAGCGACTGCACGGCCTCTGCTTGCTTCTCTCGCGTCTGGATAAACGTCTGAATCGGCGCACCAGCCGGGGCTTTTGGCGCAGGGCCAACGCGGGTCTTCAATGCCGACTCCAGCCGACGCTGAGACTCCTCGCTCAGTTTTCTGGCTGCCGTTGCCTCTTTGCCGGTTTCTGCCGCAACCTGAGTTGCCACTCGCTCAGACAGCTTGGCTTCATCAACAGCCCGTTGAGCAGCTTCCTTGGCAAGCCGCATGTCCTTGAATTCGTCATACAGCCCGAGCTGGCGCAGCGGGCGCTCGTTGTTGGTCAGCCAAGTACGCAAGGATGCCGGAGTTGGCACAACGCCTTTGCCGAACAAATCTTGCGTGAAGTACAGGCGAGCAGACTCTTTAAGGTTCGGGTTTGTCTCAAGCAGACGCGCAAACACAGGGTTGCCAGCGCGAGCCTTGTTGATGATTTCGCCGACAACCTGGGCCTCGGTCAGCTTCTCAGCCGTGCTTACAGGGTCAATGTCCACCACACGCTTGAGCGAGCCTTGGCGCTCCACAATGTCAAGCGGCCTAGATAGCGTGCGCCACTGGCCTAACGCCTCGCGGTAAGCCTTCGGAGTTTCCTCAATCAGCGCTGTCCTGAGCGAACGCAGTGCTTTGAGCGTTTCCTTGTCTGCGCCGGTCTGAGCAAAGAACTTGCTGATAATGTCTTTGTTCAGATACTTCCGCAGCGAATCCACTTGCTCCAGGCTCAACGCAGCTTTGTCACCCGTCTTGGCGAGCGACTCAACCTCCGACAGCATGGCAAGAACTTGAGGGTTGCGGCTCCTGGTCGCCAGAGATTTAGCCTGAGCAATCAGCTTTGCAGTGTCAACAGTCGGGTCTGAACCAGCCGCACGAATGACTTGTCCAAGCTGTGCGCCTTCTGCCCTCTGCTGAACCAGACGCTGCTGCAAGGCTTGCGTAGCTTTGCGTAGCTCAGCGCCGAACTGCTCAGCAGTCATGGTCGGCTGAGCCATCAAACGCTGTTCAAGATTGTTCACGGCCTGTTGAGCAGCCGCAGTTGTTTGCTCTGCAATTCGCGCCTCAGTAGCAGCAGTGCGAGCCGCTTCCTCTGCGCTAACCCTCTGAGCTGCCGCCTTCTCTCTTACGGGCTGACGCACCTCAGCTTGCAATGCGGCTTGCTGCTGTTCAGCAGTTAACGGTGCTTGTGCTGCCCGTTCAGCCGCAACAGTGGGCTGCCGCTCCATTTGGCTGACAACTCTTGCGGCCCTCTCGCGTTCTTGTTCAGCAGCAGAGATAGCCGGTTGATACTGTTGCGCCGTCTTTTGTTGAAGCGCAGCAGCCTCTCGCTTTACATCACCGCCCAAAGCACGCTGAGCCAACCGACGCCCTGTGGCCCCCAAATAGCCAACACCTCCGGTCGCTGCGCCAGCCAGTGTTTCTCCAAAGGCTTGTGCGCCTGGGCCAGCGCCACGGCGCTCCAGTGCGGCTCGGGTCGCCTCAGCAGGAATAGCAGTAGCACCAGCAGCGCCGGTCGCCGTAGTCAATCCACGCAAAGTGGTTGGCGTTAATGCTTCGGCAAGGCGCGAGGCGTACGGAGCCATTTGAGTGCCGCGAGTACCTAGCTTTAGTGCTTGTGACACAAGTCCAGCGGCGGGCACAGCCGTCGCATACATCGTGGCTTTTTCAAGAAACTTTGGCTCACCCGCTGGTTGTCCAGGCGGGACAGTTGGGTAGCCACCAGTAGGAATCTGAGCAGAGGGAAGGTCTGCGTATGGGTCAGCAGATTTCTGTTTTTCTGGTAGGTCTTCGTAGCCGTTCATTACAGCTCCTGTCCAGTGCGCTCTTTGAATCTGGCTCTAACGGCGGCTTCATCTTTGCCCGCCGCAATAGCAGCCTTTGCTGCCGACCGCTCTTGAGCCACATCAACTCCGGCTGCGGGAGCCGCGCCAGCGCCGCCACCATAGGTGCTTGAGAAGTCTCTCGGCTTGACATCCGGCACACGGTAACCGGCTTGCTCAAACGCCAATCTGCGGGAGTCAGCAGTGCTTCCTGCGTAGTCAATCTGGCTTTGCAGCATGTCTTTGACAACATCAGGACTGTCAGACGGCTTAGCCGTGAACGATTGATAGTTCTTCAATTCGTTGCCGGTCAACGTAGCCCCAAACAATGCGTGACGGTTCGGCGCTTGCAGACGCTGGTACTCCGACCACCACTTGACTAGCTGGCGACCCTTCTCGTCACCAAGTCGGCGGCGAGCCTCAAGCTCCATATCAGCGCCAAATCCCATGACGCCGAGACTTGCAAACTCCGGTTTGAAATCACGCTTGAGCTTCTCAAGGCCAGATGCCAAAGAATCCATGCCCTCAATCGTCGTGACCTGTTTATCTGACAGCGGTTTGCCTTCTTTTTTCTTTTCACCGGCTTCTGCTTTAGCTGTCTGTGCCGCTAAGAACCGGCGGTCAGCCGCTTCCAGCCGAGCCATAGCTTCTTGATGACGCTGTTGAGCAGCCGCCTCACGCTGTTGACGGTCAAGCTCACGCTGCCGCTGACGTTCTTCTTCTTGCCTAGCCTTTTGCTCAAACTCTATAGCTTTGGTCACACCAGCCTGAGACTCGTTGACCACGTTGTACGCATTCAGAAATTCGCCCTTGCGTAGCTGCGCCTGGACAACTTCACTGCCAGCCTTGGCTGCGGCAAGCTCAGCGGCTTGCAATCCTGCGTTGTAGTCGGTCTGCGCCAGCTTCACAGCGTCTTCCATCTCTTTGCGGAATTCGTTGTGCTTGGCAACCATTGCCTTGAAGTTCTTGTCAAACTCATTGCGCTCACGGCTGTACAGGTCGCTGCGGCCCTTTTGCCAACCGTCAAGCATTCCGTTCATGGCTGCCTGTGCAGCAAGCGCATTCCCCTTGCCGCCGCCGCCAACAACCATGCCGATGACACCAATCAAAGAAAACAGCGCGGCAACGTCCTGAATCGTGTCCTTGGTCGGCACAAATGCGGGCAGCGGCTCCTCGCGCATTTTTGTCTCAAAACGCTCTTGAGCCATGCGCTCAGCACCCGCTCTGCGCTCTCCGGCCTGAGCCAATCCCTCAGCCTTGATTTCAGCCTGACGCTGTTTGGACTCAGCAATGTCAGCCTCAGCCGCGCCCAACATGCCGCCAATTTCGGCTTTCATTTCTCTGTAAGGTTTTTGGACGCCCATGACATCCTCAAACCCCAAGCGACCTGTCGGCAGTTTAGGAGTTGGTGCTTTTGCGAGCGGTTCAGCCATGTTCTTTACTCCGAACGCAAAGCGCCACCAGCCACACGAGCCAAATTGCTGTAGAAGTTCTGGCTCAATTGAGCAGCATACTTATCAGCTTCCATGCCGGTCTTGATAGCGCCAAGCGCAATGTTGTCACCAATGCCGGACAACTTCAAGCCATAGTCGTATTGCTGTTGAAGCAGTTGAGTTCGGAGGTTAGAGATGGCTGCCTGAGCCTGAGCCACGCCAACACCGCCACGTTTTTCAATGCCCTGAGCCATTTGCGCTTGCATGGCTTGCAATGCTTGCTGGCTGCCGGGAGTCAGTTCGCCGCGCTGAGCAGCCGCTTGAAGCTGCTGTCCTGCTTGCTGATACGGGGCTGCAAGTTGACGCATCTCTTGTGCGCCAGCCTGAGCGCCAGCCGTAGCCCTGCGTCCTGCGCGAGCGCCGAGCAGCGCACCGACTCCTGCAATGCCAAGCTGAGCAAGCAAGTTGTCCTTGCCGGTTTTAGCAGCCGCCGGTGCAGCAGCTTGCGGCATGGTCGGAGGTTGACCCAACGCAGCCGGAGTTCCAGGCGCGGCTGCCCCCTCAATGTATTGGCGAGCATCTGGAGTCGTTACCGGCACGCCACCAAACGGAATTTCCGAAGGAGGGGCGGCTTGAGCAGCACCGGGAGCCATAATGTCCACAGGCTGCACGCCATCTCTAGGCGTAAAAGTTGCTTGCTCTAAAGGGCTAATCTGCCCACTATAGTAATTTTGAGCAAATGGCGAGATGACATCTGGCGCAGCTTCAACGACTCCTCCCGGCCCTTCTTCATACGCATAAATATCGTCCATAGAAGGAGTGGGCGGCGTTTCTTCATACGAACGAATGCCCGTCTGCGGGTCAATGTGACCGCTGCCGCCGGATGCTTTGAGCAATGCGGCCTCTCGCGGGTTAATCCACGCAAGGTCATGCCCCGCCGGAGCCTTCTCACGAAGCAGCGCAGCAATCTTGCGGGCATCTGTGCCCACACGGGTTAGGTCTTTAAGAGTTTTAGCCATATTAAAGTCCCAAAGCGTCCTTCAGACGTAATGATGCCTCGTTCCAAACGTCCCGTCGAGACTTCCCGGTTCCAACTTCAATTTCTCCCGGCGGCACATAGGCGCTAAGAGCTTGCTCAAGAGGTGAACCGCGAACAGAGACAGTCGGAAACAGCATAGGCGTCCTTGGTCTGACCGGAGGTTTGACCACCACTGTCGGAGGCTCAACCGGAGGCCTAACCGGAGGCTCAACCGGAGGTTCAACCGGAGGCTCAATCGGAGGCTCAACCGGAGGCTCAATCGGAGGCTCAATCGGAGGCTCAATCGGAGGCTCAATCGGAGGCTCGGAGGGAGGCTCGGAGGGAGGAGTCACCGGCGGGGTTACCACAGGTGGGCCTGGAGGAGTGGTTGTTATGGGTGTGTCGGTTGTTGTTGTGACAGTGGTTCCCGTCTTCGTGCCGGTTTCGGTCTTTGTTTGCGTATCAGTTTTTGTCCCTGTTTGAGTGCCGGTCTGTGTTCCCGCTTTGGTTCCGGTCTGCGTGTCTGTTTTTGTGTCTGTTTTGGTTTTGGTTCCAGTATCAGTGCCCGTGCCAGTGCTTGTAGCTGTATTGGTCGCCCTGTTAATGTTTACGGACGTTCCAGGCTTCACATCCGGCGTCACATTGACAATAGAAACTTGTCCATCAGGAGAAATGACCATAGCGGTCTTGCTCTGCGGGTCAACAGAAACCGCGACGCCTTGAGTAAATTCCGTGCCAGTAGTAGGAACAACTTGACCTGTCGTTTCACCGCCAGAAATGACTGCCTGACTTCCTGGTGCTTTTTGCTCTCCGACAACAAGCACGTTGCCAGTATCAATGTCTGGTTGACCACGTTGCAGCGACTCAAGAATACGAAGGTCGCGTACCGGCAGGAGGTCAGGTTCAACCGCCGTTCCCTGATTGACGTTGCCGACCACCTGACTAAATAGCGTCGGCGTTTGTTGCTGCAACGCAAGTGCTTCTGCAACCGTCAAATTGAGTCTTGCCGCGACGTTGATGACATCAGCCGTCACCGGCACGGGCGTATTGTCAATGTACGCTTCTGGCGGCGTATATCCCGTGCCCGTCAATGTCTGAAGAACAGTCACATCAGGTGCGCCTGTTGTTGTCACAGGACGAACAAACGGCGGGCTAACTACGCCCCTTCCAGCTCCAGCGGTAGATGTGCCGCCAGTTCCAGAGATGCCTGTAGGAATTTGCTGAACAAGCTCGCTGACACTTTGGCCTGTCGCCGTAGTCGGTTTCTCTGGTACAAGAGATGCGCCTTGCATGAACGCAAGAACACCAGCGCCAGTAAATACGCCGGTAGCAATCAGAGCATCGCGTACTGTTGTCGATACTGTGGCTGCTTGCCGTAGCGCCTCTTGTCCCTGCGGTGTGGCTGCTAGACGAATCAACAATGCTTCAGTCGCCGCGCTTGCTGCGCCAACGGCAGCACCAGCAGGGCCGGGAGCAAATGCAAGCTCAGTGCCTTTTTCAATTGCATTGACGATTGCGTCCGCGCCCTGAGACACATTCATTGAACCTGCGTCAAATACGGTCTTTGTTGGCAATGCGGCTGTCGTTTTGGCAATTTGAGATGCCGCGCCACCCAATGCACTGCCAATAATTGTCTCTGCGCTTTGACCTGTTGCAAGCTGACCAACCAACCTGCCAAAAAATTGATTGCCACCTGCATCTGCTATGCCAGTGCCTAGTGCGCTTCCAACGGCTGCCCGAGCAATATCATCTGCACTCCCGCCATTTGCCAAAGTTTGCACAGCAGCATTGCCAGCAGCAATAACTGCGTTTGCAACAGATGGGTTGCCTATAGCATCTCTGATGGAACCAGTGACATCTCCACCAAAAGTGTTTAGCCCAACCGACACAACCGCATTGGCTATCGCGGTTCCTGGGTCTTGTCCTGAAGCAATGGCAACACCAGCTCTTGCGACAGCATTTGACACAGCCGTTGCGGTCGCGGCACTTGTTCCCGCCGGAAGCGCAGAAGAAATGACTGGCAATATGAGTTCTGCAAGGAACGGGGCGGCCACCATTGCAATCATGGTGGTGAAACTGTTGCTCGGCGGGATGTACCGAGTTTCTACATACTCTCCTTGAGGCGTGTAAACCTCAGCATAGTTGTTGCCGATGTCACGGCTAATCATTGACAGTTGAGGTGGGCCTGTTTGAACAAACTCGCCTTCACCGTAGTAGCGTCCTGGCTGCGTGTAGTCCGCAAAGTAGCCGCCGCCAAGTGGAACAGTTAAGCCACCGGACACTGACGGGTCAACTTGTTGCGTGGCATTGGTGTCAGCCACCAGGCGCATCAAGTCTTCAGCAGACAATCGCTGTACTTGCTGCTCAGACAACCCTGGAGCAGAAGGGGCGGCAGCAGGAGCGGCTGGCGCAGCGGCAGCGGGGGCGGCAGCAGGAGTGTCCGGCACTTCTATTGGCAAATACTCTCCAGAATCACCGCCAATCCAAACGTATTCAATAGCCATATCACACTCCCAATGCTTGCGCTATCTGCTGATGGATGGTCTGGTGAACGCCAATCCAATCGTAGAAGTCATCCTCAACTTTCCAATCAGCATTGAGCAACTGGAACGGGTTGTCTAAGTTCAGAATGCGAGCGAATGACTCATGTTCCTGGTTATGCACGAACAGCCAATCATCTAGGTTGGCAGGGTCGGCATCAATAATCGGGTACTTCGGAACCAGAATGCCTTGGTCAGCAAGGATTTGGTAGAACAGCAGGTGCTGCACGCCGTTTTCAAACAGCATCTCTGCAAGTCCGTCGCGGTCGCCGAACTTGACGTAGGAGAGCGCTTCCATGTTAATAGGCCGCCCCTCCTTTCGGAGCCGTGACAGCCAATTCAACCGGCCAGCCGTTTTTAATTCTGTTCCACACTGCTCCTTTTGCTAACCCAAGCTGACGCGACCATTCAGCCGCCGTCTGCGTTACACCTTGGTATGTTAGGTGCATACAGTTTTTTCTGTTGGCTTGCTGTTGCGCGGGAGTCGCCCATCGGCAGTTCTGTTTGCTATACCCTTTAGATGAGTCAATTCTGTCAAGCGTCATGCCATCTGGTCGCTCACCCATGTCTTGCAAAAACTGGTCGTAGCTATCCCATAACTTGTCGTATGTAACGCCAGCACCGCCATAACGAGCATAGTTGCCCATGCTAGGCAAGTTACAACGCTGCCTCATGTTTTTCCATGATTGATACGTTGGCTTGTGGCAATGCTTTCTCATTTGTCAGCCTTCCCATCCAGCTTGGCAAAAATCTGCTTGCAGATGTCTTTTAACTCAGAGATGTCGTGCCTGTAGTCTTCTCGGTTGACATACAGCATCGGAAACTCAGCAATCTTGTCTTCAACTTTCGTCAAGTTACGAGTGATGTTGTTCAGCACCCATCCTGCCAAGAAGCCGGCAATGGTCACAACGATATTGAAAAGCTGCTGGTTCTCCATTTACACACCGTAGTAGGGAATTTTCTTGTTGACACCGTTGACCTGAATGACAACGTAACCTTCCGGCACAAGCGGCAAGCTCGCCGTAGCAAACGTGGCTGTAGACGAAGTGTTGCTCAGGTTTGCAGCCGTAGCAACAATGGTGACGTTGGATGCAGCAGTCAATCGACCCTGTGCATCAACCGTAAACGAGGCAACAGAGCTAGAGTTGCCGTAGCTGCCCGCAGTCACAGCCGTGTTTGCAAGGCTGACTGTGCCCGTGGTCGTGATAGGGCCACCAGTAAGACCCGTTCCTGTATCGACACTAGTGACGGAACCGTTGCCAGTTCCTTTGTTGTTAAAGGTTGTCCAATCAGTAGAGGTTAAATATCCACTGGTCGTGGCGTTTGCCGCCGCCATAGATATGTTCGGCGCTGTTCCCCCGGATGACTGAACAGGAGAGGTCGCAGTTACTGCCGTTACGTTACCGCCGCCACCACCACCGCCGCCTGTTTGTACTGTCTTTAACATGTTTCACCTCACAGGCCATCGCCAGGAGTAACGTAAATAGTTGCGGTGCTAGAGCCGGTGACTGCTGTGAAATATGCGTTTGGCATAAACGTCAAAATTTCATCTGTTCCTGGCAGTAGCGGAAAACTAGGCGCACTTGTGCTAACAGTCACTGCATTGTTGGAGGCATCAGAGCTGGTTGTTCCGTAGCCGAGAAAAACAATGACACTTCCAGCGTTGATGACGCGATACTGGTTGCCGCCGAGAGAGTCAGAAACGGCTTGCACCGGAGTTGGCGCACTGGTAGCCGCCGTGAAAGTGACGGTATTGCCCGTTTTGGTGAAAGCCTGAATTCCCATTTACGCCCCCAAGTTTTGAATCTGCGCTTGAAGTGCTTGCAACTGCGCGAGCAATTGTTCTTTGGTCGGCGCGGCAGGAGCAGCGGGCACAGGGTCAGGCTCAACAAACTGACCGTCGATGTATTTCCATCCCGGCCCCGCGTTGTCGCACTGAACAAGCATTTGGTTTTCAGCAATTGTTGGTGTGCCAATAACAACATTGGTCACAATACCGTTTTCAATAACTGCAAATTTATTGTTCATGCTGATACCTCAATAAGCGTAGACGCGAACAAGGCCGTTGCCGCCAGTACCGCCAGCACCAGAGTTGAATGTGTTTGCGGATGAACCGCCACCGCCACCACCCCCGCCGCCAAGACCGCCCGCGCCCCCTGTCCCGCCTATTGCTGCCGCAGATGTTCCACCACCACCGCCGCCAGAACCGGCCCCGTTAATTTGCAAAGCGCCGTCTGCTCCGTTTGCGCCAGAAGTTCCCCCTGCACCGCCACCGCCGTTTGAGTAACTGTTTGAGGCGCCACCAGCACCGCCGTTACTTAAAGTGCCGCCGCTGGTTGAACACCCCCCGCCGCCGCCTCCACCAGCCCCGTAAAGCGAACTTCCTCCACCGGAAGAAGTGGGCGTAGTACCGCTTGTATAGCCGCCAGCACCGCCGCCCCACTCGGCATTGCCTGAGTAAGAGCTAGTTGTATTTGCCCCCATCCCACCAACAACATTACCGGGGGTAGCGACAGTTACTCCTGATAAAAACGGATTACCTGCGGTACTTGCACTAGCAGAACTTGCGGTTCCACCACCCGCGCCGCCCGCAGCGCCAGTGCCGGTTCCACCCGCGCCGCCGCCTCCACCATAAGCGGCAATGTATGACGTAGCAGCACTTGTGCCGCCAAACCAACTGGTTCCTCCGTCAGTTCCAGTGTTTCCGTTTGTGCTATCAACCGTTTGTGCAGTACCACCCGCCCCACCAGCGCCAATGGTTATTGATACCGCATTAGGCAAATCATCTGCTCTAAACAAACGCCATGCCCTTGCGCCAGCACCGCCGCCTCCACCACCGCCTCTTGCGCCTGTACGTCTGGGGCCCGAACCGCCGCCTCCGCCAGCGCCAACAACTTCTACATACACAAACTTGACATTTGGCGGCTTAAACCAAGTGCCAGAGGCTGTGAACTGCTGAAATACGGCGTTGTCGTTAACTTGGTAGTTGAACGCCGCCGGTTGACTTGAGATTGGCATATTAGTAATCCCCGCCAATTGCGTTCACGGCGATACCAATGTTCGTACCACCAGCAGCCACGGTCGTTCCGGCATACAGGCGATAAGAGGCCGGAAGGTTCAAACCACCGACAGGCAGCGTCAGGTAGTACACCGTATTCACGCTTGTTGCCAAAGCAGTCACTGCTGTAGCGGGAATTGCAACTTCACCAAAGAAGATGTTGTTGCCCGCAGTGGTGTTCGCCGAACCGTTGTTGATCCAAAAGCGAACCACCGTAGCATTGGATGTACCAGAAGCGGTAGCGCCGTTGGTTGATGCCAACTTGATCTGTACTTGGTCAATACGCGAACCGTTAGCACCGGCGGTGTAAGCCAACACCATTGCAGTACCAGCCGTTTCCGTGCCGTCGAATGCCTTGGTGTTAGTCATTGCCGTGCTAAGGACGGCGTTCAGCGCCCCGACGTTAGGAGTCTGAGCAAAAATGGGAGTTGCGGTTACGGGCATGATTAAAAGCCTCCGAAGTTAGTTGCAAGGAAAAGATTGCTGCCGGTTGAACCTCCACTACCGGCTGATTGGCTGACCCAAGTAGTTCCATTGCTTGTCAGGACGTTGCCTGTAGTGCCTGGAGCTACAAAAGTGACGTTAGCTGTGCCAGCGCCGAGGATGACGTTGTTTGAAGTCAAAGTGCTCAATCCTGTACCGCCTTGAGCAACAGTAATCGGCGCGGAAACAGAACTGATTGTTGTGTTGGTAAGCGTAAGGTTGCCAATAGAGGTGGCTGTGCCACCCAGGGCAATCGTGGTATTGCCAATTGTGATGTTGCCGGTAACAGCCGTAGGAGCTTGACTCAGCCAAGTCGTGCCGTTGCTGGTCAGCACGTTTCCGGTCGTGCCTGGGGCCACAAATGCCACGTTGGATGTGCCGTTGCCAATCATCACGTTGTTGGCTGTGAGCGTGGTCAGGCCCGTGCCGCCCTGAGACACAGTGATAGCTGCGGAAACGCTTGCAATCGTGACGTTCGCAAACGTCATGTTGTTCAGCGTGGTGACCGTGTTGCCAAGCTGAATGGCTGTGTTGCCAAGCGTGATGGTCGTGGCGAAGTTGCTGTCCAGTTGGGACAACGGAATGGCGCTCGTTGCGCTGCCGAAGGTATACGGAACTGGCATGTTAGAACCTCACTCTCAATTCGTGTTCCATCTCGAAGGTACTGACCACAAACGCAGGGTCAGAGCTGGTTAAGGTCAGACCGAGATACTTCCCGTATTGTTGCGCGTCTGACTTATAAAGAAAATACCCGCTACCATATAGCCAAGAAATTGTTTGCAATGAATTGTTCTGCCACGGAATAATCGTGCCAACATTGTTTATCCAGGTAACGCCGCCGTTAGTTAGCGTGTAAGTGGGGCTAGAGCCTGTCTCGCTGTCTACCGTGACGTTCAGAGTGCCAAACGTACTGAGAATCGCCTCGATGCCGAACTTCAGGGCTTGCTTGGTGCGGATAGGGTCGCCAAGCGGCATCAAAGCCGTCTTGAGAGTCGAGTTAATGCTTGCTGTACTGCTTGCGTACAGTCTGTAAATGGTCTTGTCAGCAACGCCATAGAGGTTGATGACCCCGCTAACCGGCGCAGAAGTGACGTAGTTGATGCTGCCCTGGCTGGTGACGAACCATTTTTTGTCGAAAAACACTAGTTGAATCTGTCTCGGCCCGAGCGTTGGGTCGTTGTAGGTCACGTTGAACGCAGCGCACAGGATATTGTTCAGCAGCACTTGTCCAGCGGTCACAGGAGCTGTGAAGTCAATCAGCGGGAACGTACCGTCAATGTTGTCGCTGAGCTTGGAAGTCGTGGAACCCACCAAGGCATAGATGCCGTAGTCATTGATGAACAGCACAGAGCGGAAGTACGGGAAAATGCCGTAGATGCGCTTGCTGCCGACCGATGCACTGACGTTGGTGTTCGTAAACAGGGTCGCGCCGGTGCTAGTAACCCGCAAGTCTGAGAACACGTTGATGCTGTCATCCCCAAAGATGTACAGAAAGTTGTTCGCAGACATGATGGACTGAATGTTGCCGTGCAACGTCGAGTCCGTCAGCGTGAACGCCCCCGCAGATACGCTTGTAAAGTCGCTGTAGCTACCAGCAGCCGAGTAGTAGACCGTTCTGCCCGCTGCAACCCATACACGGCCCGAAAACGTGGCTACGTCAACAATACCGTCAAGGTTGACTACGCATGTTCCGGTCGCTCCAGTGCCCGCTCCTGCGGAAAAACTTACCGTTGGGGCGCTTGTGTACCCGCTGCCGGGATTGGTCATGATGACTGCAACCACCTGACCACCGCTTACGATGGCTGTACCGGCTGCGCCAGTGCCTCCACCGCCCGTAAAACTGACGCTGAATGACCCGCTAGAGCCGTATCCAGTGCCGCCATTAGTCACCAGAACGGCGACTGTGCCGGTCTGAAACGTGTTGTAGGACGCTACAGCGGTTGCCGTAGTGCCGCTTGGAGGCGCAGAAATCGTGATGGTTGGAGCAGATGTGTAGCCTGTTCCCGCATCAGTTAACGTCACACTGTTGACCGTGCCGGTCTGAAGCACAGCGGTAGCTGTCGCCGAGCCGGATGAAAAAGTTACGCTTGGCGCACTGGTGTATCCCGAGCCAGGGTTCACCACAGAGATAGCAACAACTGCGCCACCAGAAATCGTGGCTACAGCCGTGGCCTGAGTACCGCCTTGCACTTGTGGAGCGCCCAAAGTGATGCCGGGAACCGAGGTGTAGCCGCTTCCTCCAGCGGTCACGTTGACCGAAAGCACGCTTCCAGCGCCGGTTGTGATGGTCGCTACAGCCGTTGCTTGCACGCCGTTAGCGTCATTCGGGGCTGAAATCGTGACTGACGGGGCTGTCAGATAGCCAGAACCAGGGTTCGTAATGCCAATGCTGCCGACAGAACCAATGCTGACCACATTGTTCCCGTCCCACGAGGACAAACCCTTAGACGGGTCGCCAATGATGACTCTTTCGTTCTTGTACTGAGCGATGGTCACGCCCGTGTTTGAAAACGTCCCTGTGACAGCTACGTTGCCTTTGCTGTTGTCTGACAGCTTGATGTATTCTGCTCGACCATTGTCCTCAAACGCGAGCAAGTAGTCGTTCAGCCCGATATTGGCTGAGACAAAGGTCGTGACGGTGTTGGCTGTGGTGACGTTCGCGCTGCTGTACGTCAACACGGACTGAGCAGGAACAATTTTGATGTTGCCAAAACCAATCGGCATGGCATTCTCAATCCATGCGAATTCTTCTTGGTCGATTGCTGTCCGGTTAGCCCGTGTGTTCAGACCACGGAATTGCTTGATGACAGCATAAGACTTCTTCTGCTCTGCTGCTGCCATGATTAGTACGGTGAGCTATACGGGTCGGGGATGCGGCGCGTGTAGGTGCTGTTCAGTGCAGCCTGTACATGCTTGGCGTATTCTTGTTTGTAGATTTCGGCTTCCCCGTAGGACTGTTCCTTGTACTTGGCTTTGTAAGCTGCGTAGAAGGCAACAGGCGTGGTGTACGGGTCAACGATAACGTCAGGAGTAGACGGATACACAGGGTCAAGCGCAGTCGGCAGAATGACCGTATCCAGTTCAATTGGGTAGCTTTGGTCAGGAACCGGAGCGATGTAGAGCTGGCCTTGACCGTAGGTGGAGAAGCACACCGGCCTACCGATGTAGTTCTGCCAGTAGCGCAGTTGTGCGTTGAAGTTTGTCCAGGGCAGGTAGCGCAGCGGGATGCGGCTATTGCCCCAATACAGGTTGATATTCAGAATGTCGAGCGTCTGCGTTCCTTGTGGGAGCGCCGTGTACGAAATGATTTCGGCGGGGCTGCTGTATGTAAGAGTCGCCGTACCATTAGCGAACGGAGTTGTCGGAGGATAAGCGTAAGCCTGTGCAGGGTACGGAGGAGGGTCTGTGCCAAGGACACCACCTGTGGTTACCTCGTAGATGTAGACGTTGTAAAAAATAAAGTCGCCAGTGGCGACCGTAGCACCGGCTGACCACGATGTCGCGGCTACGCCAGTGGAGGAAAGCGGGGTAGAGGTGACCTGGAGGTTTCTAAGGCAACCTGTGTCTCTTACTGTGCGCTCACGGGCAGCATTGATGTAATCAGTCAGCTCAGAGTCTGACCAGAACACACCATTGGCGTCATGCAGTAGACGCCGGACTTCCGTGAGGTAGGAAGTAAGAGTTGCCATTTAACATCCATGTCATGCAACCCTCTGATTGACCTTTCCCCCGGCACGCTTCTCAACGTGCAGGGGTACTACGCCAACCGCCGAGGGTAGAGAGCGGTTCGTTTCCGGTCGCTCAGCCGTCACTTGAAACTTGCTGAGCTTTTCCAAAGCTGGTTCTAATTCGTTGGACATCCTCAGCCAGCCCAAACGGACTAGCTGAGGAGCCTTGTCTTGCATCTGATAACCAAAGACAAATTGAGCGCACTCAAGCGGTACTTCAGTGGTCTTGTCTACCTCAAAGACGTACTCTTTGTAGGCATAGGTGACAACCAAACGGTTCTCACTTCTGTTGGTCACAAATACCGTTTCACTCATAGCGTCACAACGTCGCCGTATACCGTGATGTCAACTGAGTTGTTGGCAGCGGCTGCTGTGCCAACGTACACATACAGCGGGCCGCTGTAAACCGTAGACGCTGCTGCTGTAGACAGAGCAAGGTCTTGGAACTTAGTGCTGCCCGTGACGGTGCTAAGAGCGGCTGCGTTGCTCACGTTGTTGGACGTATTCCCATCCGAGGAGGTGAGAATGGTCACGTTAGCGAGAGCAACACTGCCACTTGCGTTGGCAACGGTAATCCGGCGAATGATGTAGCTTGAGCAATCGTTCAGCGTAAGCGTTGCGACTGCATTACCAGTAGCACCGAGATAAATCGGAGCGCCACCATTGGTAGTGCAGACAGCGAAGCTGCCAAAGTTGTCAGGGTACAGCGCCCCTACATGATTCGCGTTCATGCCGACTCCTTAGCTGGCGTAGGTGCTGCCGACAGCGAGGCCACCGTTGGTTGCCAACAGAGTCACGGTCACGTTACCGCTGCTGCTCTTGGCATAGACGTTGACGCCATCAGACAAAACCACGCCACCTACGTTAGCCGCCATGACAGTGCTGTTTGCCGAACCATCGTTGGCAAGAACACTGACGTTAGCAGCGGGGAACATGACGTACACGCCAGCCGGGATGACCGTACCGTTGCCGGTAGCGATAGCCGTGAGCGTGGTGGTTTGGAAGTACGCACCAGCCGTATTGGTTGTTGCGTTGGCAAGAATAATCTTGTTAGTGGACAGAGACATGTTGTACTCCTTACAGCGTGAGGTAGTTGTACCCGCTGACCACTGACATAGCCTTCGGCTTCACGTTGACCAGTTCTGCAATCATCAGAACAGCACCAACGTAACCGATTTGCCAGTTCGGGAGAGTGGACTCAAAGCCCGTAAACACGAACGAACCTTGCTCATGGATGTAGAGCGACAGGTAGTTAGTGTTCAGGAAGTACACCGTACCCTCGGGGCAATACGGGTCAGGATAAATCGGCACACCGGCGACCATCAGGGCGCGGAATGCTGCGTGCGGGCCGTTGGTATCACCGTCAAAGCTAGAGCCAGGGGTGATGACGTACTGCTCTTGACCAACGAAGTCTTGAGCAAGCAGAGTCCAAGTGCCGAAACCGCAAACACCGAACGAAGGCATCTCAGCGCCGTTCTTCACAGTGCCGGAGATGTATTGCAGGATGTTCTGGCGGGTCGGATTCAGACCAGTAGCCGTGTAGGACTTCGACTGCCACCAGCTGTAGGTCGAACGGTTGATGTTGCCGTAAGTGCCGGAAGCCGACACAGCAGCGGGCAGACCGATGAACTGCTGAGTGTTCGTGGTGTTGTTGTACAGCGCGGTCGCCATAGCATCCATCATCACGTTGGTCGCATCGTTCATCCGTGCTTCAATCAGCGGGATGATTGCTGCGTCCTGCTGAACTGCGCCTTCCATTCCGAGGAACGGAACCGGCGAAATCATCAGCTTGAGGTCGTACTCAGCGTTGTAAGCGCCCTGCTGGACGGACGGCTGGTTGAAAGAACCAGAGTAGTCAGACCACTGAGCGTTGACAAACTGAGCGCCCTGAACGGGCACAGTTACGGAAGACACACCACCCGAGGCTTGCTGACTGTTAGCAATCAGTGCCGCCATCAGAGGCGTAGAGTTGTAAAGTTGAACAACCAGCTTCGGAATGAACGCACGCCGAGTGACATAAGTCAGTTCGGTAAACTGCGAACTACCTGTTGCCGGAAGAATACCGCCACCAATAGGCATGGTTCTCTCCTAGATTAAAAAATACCCTCTTACAACCCGATTGGTCGCGTAGGCTTACGCAACTCATTCAGGGCTTTCACGGCTTCTTCACGGGCAGCCATGTTCGGATTCTTCCAATACTTACCCAGGTCAAAGTGCTTGACGGCTGAAGGGTTATAGCCAGAAGAAGTCGGCACGGCTGACTGTTTCATCCACCTGTGATACTCGGCTGCTGTTTCGTGGTTAGTGATGCCACGCTCCAGCATGATTTTTTCTACGTCCTTGATTTCGTCCTCCGACTCAATCAGATTCTTCTTGAGCAGAGTTTCCCGACGCTTGTTCAGAACTTCCTGAGCTTCCTTCTCGCGCAACTTGTTCTCAAGCTGCTGCACACGCTGCTCAGCCTGATTGACGGCTTGCGTGGTCATTTGCTCAAGTTCGAGTTCGGGAATAGGGAGGTCAGGATTGACCTTCTTCGTCAGACGGAGAAAGTCTTTGCGAGTGTCTGGATTGTCAGCAAGGCGCTTGGCGAGTTGCGCCAGTTCTTGCTGCGCTTCGGGGGTCAGGTCTTCAAGTGACATAGCTTTACCCTCTTATCTGATTAGATAACTTTTTTGCCGTCACCAGGCTTCTGCACTGCCATGCCGGTCTTGCCAACCTTGTTGGGGGCAGACAGACCGCCGAACTGTGAGAAGCGCGGGGTGTTAACCATATCACCGTGCTTCTGGTTGTTGTCGGTCGGGCGGCGGGGCGCAGCAGCGCCACGGGGCTTGAACAAATCCATGATGGACTCCTTACATTGGGGAAGGTTGTGGCATACCTGGGGGCATACCGGGGATTGGCGCTCGCTGAATTGCACGGGCCGCAGGGCTTGCGCCGCCAGCTTGCGGCAAGGCTTGCATCATCTGAAGAATCTCAGACTGTTGCAGCTCATTGACTTTGCCCTTACGAGCGCCGAGTACACCGTTCAGCACACGAATGGCATTCAGGATTCTGCCGCCTTCTTCCGTCTCGGAGCCAATGGCGGGGAGAGATTGCTCAAGCAAATCCATTGCCATGCCCAAGTTAATCATGGCAGCTTCTTTGCTACCCATCTTCGGCTCTGGCGTAGACATGGGCGACGCCATTGGCATCGTGTCGGAATCAGACATTGCTCCCGGCGGGTTACCCATTGGGCCAGCGGGATTGGGAGTAGGCATAGCGCCCGCACTGCGAGGGCCGCGCATCAATTCCATCAACTTGTCTGCCGGAACACTCATGTTCACTCCTTGGAGCGGTTTGTAATCAGTTACAAACCTCTTGTCAATAGTTGGGGGGCATTTTATGCCGACCCCCCGTAGGCAAATCCTTACGGATTACTTGCGAGCCTTACGGCCCTTGCGTGCTTTGCGTGCCATGATGGAACACTCCTTAAGCAGCGGTCACCTACTTCATAGGGGAGGCAGCCACACCCTTTTTCCCTACGGGGGAAATTAACGGCGGGCCTTGCGACCACGCTTCATCTTGCGACCGTACATATCGTTTCTCCGGTTAACGACGGGCATAGTCCCTTTGACTGCGCCCTGAATAGTTTTTAACGCCTTGCTGCCTATATGTCAACGACGGCATTTGGTCGCCGCGCTTTAGCTGCTCCGTAGTAGTACGGGGCTGGTCAGCCTTGGGGGGTTGAATTCCTGTTTTGCCCGCCATCATCCCACCTGTTTGAGTTGCGGCTTGCCCTCTGTTTTGGGTGCAGCCTGTTGCTGAGCGGCTTTCTGTTCTTGCTGCTGCTGTTGCTTTTCTTCCATCTTCTTCAGACGGTCTTTGAGCAACTGTTTCATGGGAGGCTCAAGCAGGTCAAGCAAGGATTCCTTGTCGATGACTTGGGCCTTGTACAGATTGAACGCCAACTGGCGCATGTCTTCCATGAAGATAGGCGAGTTGCTGTGCGCGTCCACCTTGACCACAAAGTCTTTCGTGAACTGCTCAGCAATGAACATCTTGCTGTTGATGTCCTTGAAGTGCGTTGCATCGTAGACCTGCATCAGCTTCAAGTACAGCGTTGCCAGTTTCTCAAGACTGTCTTCGATGACCAGGGCACGTTTCTTGGCACGGCTGGAGCCAAGACGGGCAAGCTGAGAAGCATGTCCTGACGAGCGCACGCCTGACTCGCCACGGCCCTGTAGGACAGACACGATGCCCGAGGCTTCCTCGAACATCAGGTCAATCTCACCGATTTCTTTGAACAAATCTGGAGGTATGGTGGGAGCAAGTTTCTCCACCTTTGCGTTCGGCATGTCGGTTGCCAACAAGCCACCGGCGCGGTTCAGGGCAAAGTTCTTCTCATCCAAAATGCCCGTGAAACCAATAAGAGCAGTGGGGGGCGATACCTGTTTGCTCAGCAGGTCAAGAATTTCCGTCATGCGACGGTTGCGGAGCTGTTGCAGGTAAATCAGGCGTTGCACCTCTGACGCCCCCCAAAAATAATCGTACAGGGGGTTGGGGCTAATTTGCACGAACGGCAACTCACCCTTGAGAAACACAGACTCACCGGGGCGGTCGTAGATGATGACATCAGGGTCAGCTTTCGTAATGACCTGATAGTCCTGCGTGTCATCGTTCCACACCCACAGTTCAGTCATCTCGACAGTGGGTTCGGCAACGGTGGCCTTGTAGCGGTTCATGCCAGCAAGGTCGAGGTTGACGTTGCCGTACAAGGTCGGGTTGGTCTGAGACAAGATGATGCGCTCAACACCGTTGGCGACTTCGGTGCGCTCATGCTGCGTAGCCTCAACGCGAGCCACAATTTGTTCGCGGCGCGGGTGGCTCCACAGGCGAGCATACAGTTCGCTGCGCGTGATGTAGTAGGTCTGAACCAGCGCCTCTTGCCGGTCGGTGTACGGCTGGTCTTCACGCAGCACGCCGATGCACCCAGGCTCCACCATGTAGGGGTGAATGCCATTGTTGACCACCAGCTTGATGAATGCGCTGTTGTAGACCAGCGCCCAAGTGGTCGCCGTCGCAAACACTTGGTCAGCATTGCTGTTGAGCCACTCATCATTGAGGGCGCGGGTCAGTGCGGGAACCTTGTTGTTCTCCTCCTCGGGCACGGCGGCTCCGAGGTTGATGGAGAAGCGGGTCGTTTCTGCGGAATACAGGAACGAGGTTAGCTGGTCAATGTGAGGAAAGATTTTGTTGTACAGCGCCGGAGCATCGTCCGGCCCGTTGCCAAACAAATACCAGCTACGCAGCGAAGCGTAGTCGGGCTTCCTCTCCTCCCGAGACGCTAGACACTTCTGAATCAAGTCCAGAAAGAACTGTTCTCGGTCTACGCTGTCGGTTGGAATTCTCATGGCTTGCTAACCGATAGATTTTCGTGGTCTGCAATATACGATGCGGCTTTCGGCCCCGTCAAGTTGCCCGCCTGTTTCGGGTTGACCCCCACCGGCTCGCCAGCAAC